TGTGTTAGCTCTTGTTGGGGCAGATGGGAAGTTGATTTTAACACCACCAGCTAATCCAGAACCTGACAGACTCGCAGAGCCAAAAGCATTACCGAAAGCATTGTCACCAACACCTCTTAGAACACCGGACCCAGTGATTAAATTATCAGTTCCAAAAACGCTACTAATAAATTTAGTTGGCCCAGTTACACCAAATGGGACGTAATCTGCTGAAAAGCCGTCAGAGAACTCGGGAGCAGTTTCAACTCTAACATATTTAGAGTTATTTGCGAACTCGCCCTTTTCAATGATTCTACCCTTTGTGTAATCATACTCTGAAAATCTTGTTCCAACTCTTTTTAATAAGTAATTGTCTGAATTTGGATTTAAGTTACAACCTCCAAATGACTCAACAATTTTAATACTATCATCGCTATCTTGGATTTGTCTAAGCTGAACTGTGAATGTGGCATAGGGATCTACGTCTTCGTTGATTGGTGCTCTAATGTTAGCTAGTGAAACCTTGATGTTATTCTGTGTCCATTCACCAGCATCTAAGCCAACAAAGCGGAATAGCTTTTTAAGTCTTCCGGCTGTTAAGTTAGCAGAGGTTGTTGAACTCCAACTACCTGTATTGCTTGATAAATCTTGGCTTAAGAACCAGCCTGATTTTGAGTAACTATTTGACTCTAGAGCACCTTTTCTAACATCGTGACCTTGAATATCATCTCCTGCTGCGCCAGCGTTAGTAAATCCACCTAAGCCAACAATAGCTCCAAATACCTCTGTAGTTGTGGAGTTTGTTCCTGTTAGTTCTGCTTCATAGGTTGTTTCGAAGGTCTCGCCTAAGAAGTAGTTGATTTTACCGTTTGTAGTACTTGATCTTCCAATTAGAGTTGGATCGGTGTTAAAAACTTTTCTAATAAAGTTTGATTTGCCTTTAGAGAATGAAACTCCAAATAACCCTGAAGCGCTCCCAGAAATTGACCCTGAAAACTCAATTACTAATTCACCACCAGTAGATTTAATTAATTCTGAAGAGCCTTTTTTGCCAGCATTGGCAGCATTAGAGCCGCTTAAGACTGGTGCTCCACCTCCCATATAGAAGATAGCTGCTACAGAACCAGTTGGTTTTAATGTTGTTAAGGCACCCGCTGATGAACTTGGAAAAACCACCAAGGCGTAAGCGCCGCCATTAGATTCTGAGGCTGCATCGTTAAAGTCTGCTGTACCGACTCTCCAACCTGCTGCGCCTGTGCTGCTATCGGCAACAGCGTTGTTTTTAACACCAAGTGTTCTAACGAAAGTCAAAGCTTCGCCGTTTCTTAACCATGATTGGGCAGCGTAAGTGGCATACATTGGGGAAGTGTAGTTACCTTCTCTCCAAACATCACCACCGTTGCCACCGGCTACTGGTTCACCAAAAGTAGCTACGAAATCTGAGAAACTTCTTACTTCTACTGGAGTAAAGGCTGGTCCTCTTGCTGCTCTACCAATTACACAAGCACCAATTGCTGGCTCTCCTGCTGGAATCTGTGAACGGTCAATTTCCTCAATTCGGATACCGGGTGAAATAAATCTAAAATTCTTTGCTGAAACTGCCATATGTTAAAACTCCTCGGACAATAGTCTAATGTAAATAGTTTTTCAAAAAGCAAAATGCTTATTGTCTAAAGAATCCGTCGTCGTTGTTTGAGTTTTTCTCACCTAACATACTGCGTTCTTTAGTAAATCTAATTTTAGCTGGTGATTCACGACTAACAACGTAAGGAGTGTCTTGATTAATTCCATCTGCTGTGATATAACCTAAAACTTTTATTTTGATCTCAGCATCAAACTTTTTTTCTTCTCCACCTAGATTAGAAGCGTTGCTGCTAATTGAGTAATCATCTTCAATAAAAGCCATTGTAAGTTGTCGAGCCCGATCTTGCCTGTAA